ACTTATCCACCACGTACCTGCAGGTGGGGGCCATTTTAATGTCATGCCCAGGACAAAGCCGCGAATTACTCACGACCAACTGCACTATTCAAAATTTCGCCGAAACTACTGTAGACGTATTCAAAACCGTCCTCAGTATAAATAGCTCCAACGATTTCACTCTTTGGATAAAGTGCTTCCATGGCACGAGAAAATTCTCGCACCTGTTTACGAGCATGCGTTCGTCGCTGTTTCATTCTCTTATGGCTCACGCCTTTAAGACTCTTTGTTTCTACGACATAGTAAACATTCTCAGCTTGATCCAAAAACAACAGATCACCGACACGACCTCCTGGAAAACGATATTCTTTTCCAATGCACGGAAAATCCATCTCTTGGATGCACTGTTGCTGCAATTCCTCCTCCTTAGAGTTATCACACTCATTAATATTACCTGATTGTGATTCCAAGCAAAATTTGCCCCTATACCAATCAAGGCGTTCATCATAGGATGGCAAATCAGCAACATAACCCATGAGGCCCGCTTCACGAGCCACATCCATCAATTGTCCACGCTTTTCCTCATAAACTTCTCGGCCGAACTCAAAATACTTAAGTGCAGCGTTCGAAATGGCTTCAGCTGAAGATTGTTCCATAGTTAGAACATCACTCTTCATATGAGAGTGTAACATCTTAGCAATCGAGCCATCCTCGCAAGGGCAACGATACAATTTCAATTCGTCATCCCAAACGGCAAAATGCTTGAGGAAACTTGCTTCCGACAAATGAATGTACGGAACTGACTCTGCGTCCTTATCGGCCATAGTATACTTAATACCCATGGTCTCAAACACAGAAGCAATGCGTGTGTGGTTCACACCAGAAAAACCTTCCTTGACAGTCATGATATTATCATCACCATAAGTCATTAAAGAAACAACCTTACGAAAAGGCGGAATCTTCCACCAACCGTCCTCCTTTGCAATAGTATAATAAGCATATCGCATGTAAAGAGAATTCACCAATGAATTGATGATTACGGTCAGAGGGTGACCCGAAGGGTTAGAACCAAAAAATTGAACCAAAGTTCCAAAATAATCGTACGTAGGGTAAGTGATTTCAGTAGCAATACCGCGCATGATCTCCAAATCGCGATCAGAGTAATTTCCACTCTTCTCAGCAATCTGAATCAACAGCTTAAAAGCCGCAAGCATAAAGCGAGCAGACATCCGAGCATCAAACTTGGCATAATCACCAGCGATTCCTCGCTCCCATCCGTACTTACCAATGTGGTTAAAAATGTCAGTCCATTCTGGGGACTGCTGAACCACACCGACAGCACACTCGAACAACTTCTGATTACGTTGCACGAGGGCAGCCGAAGACAAGAAATACTTGCGGACCAACAAAATCATTGGAAAATTGCAAGCAGCGAATACACGCACCTTATCTTTGGTAGTTTTTGTGGGCTCATCCTTCAACGAACCCTTAAGAACCGTATTAATCCGCTCACCACGAGCGAGACGATCCTCCATATGCGCAACTTCATCCCAAGTATCTTGGGATACATCGCGCACGCACGAAATACCCTCCACAACGCGATCCGAAATATCGACAATATTTGTCTTCGGACCCTTGTGTGGGAATCCACGAGAAGAAGCAAAATTAATTGCATTAACACCAAGCACTCCGTCCAATCCGGACAGGTTTGCATCATCAGAAA